CTCTTTGTACCTTTATCAATATAGTTGTCGTATTTTGCAATGGTTCCACCAATCTGTAATCCTGTTCCAATTGCAGATGGTGCATCATTGTATGCTTTGTTAGCTATAGACTGTCCTCCAGCTTGAGCTGATTTGTTATTCCATTGTGATTGTTTCATTTGATTAGATCTATTCTGTTCAATGGCAGCAATATCTATTCCTTGTTGCATAAATGAATCTGCCATCATTCGATGAGAAGCAAAGCCTCCCATCATATTCTGTGCATTTCTAGCTTGAGCTCTATCAACCTTTCCTTGTAAATCTCTATTAAAAGTTTCTACTGCACTCTGTTCGTTTTGTTGTTTATCTCTTTCAGCTTGTTGTGCATATTTATTTTCTACATCTGCTCTAGCTGCATCAGCCTGTGCTTTAGCTGCTGACTGTCCACCTGCATAAGAGGTTAGTGCTCCAGCAATTGCCAGACCTTCCATAACTCCGCACATAATTAGTTTTCCTTTTTGTCAAATGCGTAGAACACTACGTCTTTAAATTTAATTTCTTGTTTATATATAGTAAAACCAAGAGACTGGAGCCACCTTTGACTCCTAGTATTATCTTGAGATACATAGTTATAGAGATGTTTCTTAGAACCAAAGAGCTTCTTAAGAAACTCTGGTCCTTCCTTGATAAACCTCTTCTTATACTTTGTGAAGAAAAGGTCACAAGAGAGGAACCAAGGTATTCCACTATCTTTGTCCATGTCTCTTACACCAAATATAGCAACACAACCATCATCTTCATCAACAACTGCATATGAATCTGTAGATGTTTCTACACATAAGTTAAGTATCTCTTCTAGTTCTAACTCAGGAGATGCTACAGTTATCTCTATGATGTCCTCAGGTCTTAAGCGTGGTGCTAAGTCCTTAGTGTGTTCTTTGGTTGGTGTAATTATTTGTACCATGTTATCCCTTATTGATGTCTTGAATGACTTGTAGTCAATGCTTCATATTCAGCACCCTGTATAGTTACTGGGAACATAGAATTAGATTGAATAGTTATCTTAGTTTGTTCACCATCACCAAATATAGGGAACCTAAAGTTACCTCTACTTATGACTGCTTCACCTACAACTAAGGTTTCATCACCAAGAGTAGGGTTTAATACATACTCATAAGGTTCAGAACCTTTGAGATCTACAGTTACCTTGAAGTAACCAGAGCGGTCATAGAATAAATGCATATTCTTAAGATTAAGTTTATAGTGAGGTACTGCTAGTTTCTGTGAATCCTTGTAGTAGATAGGACTAAGTTGATACTTAAAGTTATAAGTCTTACCTATCGTTACAGGATGTGCTGACCAGTCACCTACAACTTCTAATGTATATGAAGTCTTAGGTAATAGGTTTAATGTTCCACCTACTCTACCTTCATACTTAGCACCAAGAACACCTTGCCATCCACCTCCTGTAGTAGGATAGGGGACAGTAAAGGTAGTCTTAAGTGTATCAGGGTCATAGACACCTGTTAAATCTATACGGTGATCTAAGTGTATTAAGAATCCTAGGTCTTCATCTACTTGGTTATAACTAAAATCCATCATTTCCAAGTAAGTACCATCGTATCTCTTAATAACTAGATATAATTTATTATCTATAAAGTCTGCATTAAGTATTTCATCTTCAGAAGATACTAGAAACTTAGACCATGAGCTTTGTACCTTCTCATCAGGTGTAGCCCAATAGTATTTATATACCCACATAGCACTACGGTCTTTTTCACATAAAGCTATGACAGTATTTTCTAAGTCACTACTTGCTAACTTATAGCAGTCATTAGGTATATACCTAGGACAGTGAGCTGTTACATCAGCTGCTTCATTGTTATAAGTTAATGGTTGTACTTCATATTCTTTTAAACTTGTGGCTTCACCTTTGTCTACTGCAAAGTATAAGGATGTACCGGCTGATACCGGGGTTACCTTGGTATTAACATTGTATTCTGTTGTTACATTAATAGCTGCAGTCTTAGGTGTTAAGGTGTCCTTAGCTGTTAATTGAAACTGAGCTTGGTCAGCAAATAACATTAAGGAAGTATTGTAGGAAGTAGCATGTTTAAGTGTTGCTACTTTATTGTGAGATACTGAAACATCTACAGGATCTGTATCCAATATAGTTGTTACAGTTTCAGGGAAGAAATTAAAGAACTCACCTGACCTTGAGAATATAACATTCTCTTTAGATAGGAAGCCTAATCTATTTCTGTGGAAGAATACGTCTGATATTTGATTGTTGGTAAATGATGGAAACTTTGCTGTATTGTCATCCCCAACGTACCGAGGGTCCCAGTCTAGTTCTCTAAATGTAAATCTACCATTACCTTCATCCACTAATGCATGAGGCATAGTGTTAGGATTAAAAGCAGTTTTAAGACCTGGCTTAACTGTTTCTCTCCAGACATCTCCTACTTTCTTAACATAGTAGTTATCAAAGTTATTAGCACCTGTACCTGCAATCTCATAGTATCCACCACTATCATCAGGTAGATCAATAAATTGTTGTACTGAGCCTGCTAAGCTACCAGGAGCTGTTGCATTAGATTGTAATACTTTAGTTTTAGTATTAACTATAAATGTATAATCAGCTACTGTAACGGCTGAGAAGTCATCTCGTGGTGCAGTTGTACTAAGATAAGACTTACCGTCAGGATAGTCCACAGGGATATTATTCCCATCAAGATCGTAAACATAGAGTTCTCCATTTTCTATCATCACTACATACTGAGAGAACTTGTCTCTATTAATAGTATGTATATAAATTTCTTCTGTAGATTTGTCTGTAAACTTAGCTACATGTCTGGTTGGTGGTCTTTTACTTAGACCGTCTACTACGCTAGACATACCATTCTCTTGTATGTTAGCTTGTGAAGGTAGTCGTAGGGCAGGGGGTTGCTGTGATACCCCATTGAACATATTAGGTATCGACCTGTTCATCATTCCCATAATTTACCTCGCTAATATATCGAATACTACATTTTGATCGGCTAGATTGTATTGTCTTTCCATTGCATCATAATCTTCTAGTTGTGCTTTTGCTTCTAATTCTTCTTGTTGGCTATACTTAGATGTATATTCATCAGGCAACATTCTTAGTTGAAACTTTCTTGCTGCTTTAATAGCTATGTATTGTTTTGCTGGTTGTGGTAACTCATCCCATTCTAGGAAGAACGTTACTGAGCCAGTTAAATTCTTATCAAACTTATATGTTTGTTTACTTCTGTTATATAACTTAAGTCCTCTTAAGGTAGCATCGTATCTCCAAAAGTCTCTATCTACAGAGACAAACAAAGTGTTCTTAGGCATTTCAATTTCATCATCTACATTACGAGCTAGTGGATACTTAGCATCTGTATTAAAGTAGTAGCCATAGCTTTCTACTTCTCTTGCTGTGTCATATAACATCTGCTTGGCAACAGAAACATTAAGATCCCCTGATACTGATAAAGTTGATACTGGTGCTACTGAGATAGTGCTAAGCATAATGTTGACTGCTTCCAGTTCTGAAAGACTTGTATAGGTTCCTAACATTTTTATTTCCTTTTAAAAAGTAAAGCCCCCGAAGGGGCTAAACGGTATTACGCTTTTGCTAATTCAACAGCTGCTTCAGGGCGTAAGATGCCATGACCGACTGCATATTTAGCCACCATTAAAGTACCTTGTCTACGGATGTCATACTCTGACTCTGCTGCAAGATCCATTAATTTAACTGTACCTGTAGAACCTTTATGAGCTACTAAGCCGACTGTATTTGAGAAGTCACCTTTGTATGCATCAGGTCCATCTGTTACGTTAGTTTGTGGAATTGAATTAGTTTTGACAATTGGAAGACCAGCAATCTTAAGGATAGTACCTTCTGAGATTGAACCCTTACCATCGTACCACTGGTTAATTACAGTAGTATTTTGAGCTAGTAAGTAATACTGAGCTGGTAGGAAGAATGCATTTCTGTCATTCTCTGGAACATTCTTTTCATCTAGTGTTTGTTGTGCATCAAATAAACCTGAAGCTAATACTGCTGAATCAGAAGGATAGTCTGCATTAGATAATGTAGTACCACCAGCTTGACCTGCGATAGTAGAAGATTCACGAGCTGTCAATGCCATTACTTGGGCGATGTTCTCGTCCATTTTCTTAGCTAGTTGAAAGCCGATTTCATTTGAATATGTAGATCTAACGTCATAGTGATTCATAGCTTCATCAATGTTAGCAATGAATGTAGATGATGTTAGTAAGTCATCAATAGTGATAACTCGTTCTGCATGGTTGATTTCGTCACCTAGGATTTCTGTACCTGGAGTATGGTAACCAGTTGTTGCGATACCAGTAGCAGGGAACTGCGCCGATTTCCCATTTGCAATGGTACGGACAGTTGTTTTATCTAGGAATACGTTGTGTTGCTGAAATGTAGCTAGGACTTCGCCTGCGAAGACTTTAAGAAAGAGAGCTTTCTTATCACTTGCGCCGTTGATGGAACCTAGTCTACTTGGATTTGCGTCTGACATAATAATGTCTCCTTTGTAGTTTAGTTAAATTCCATTTCCTATTACATAAAACTATTCTCACGAAGTTGTCTCCCTCAGGAGGCTTTGTTACTAATTGATTTAGTGTGGGAAAATCGACCTGAATAGGTCTGATACCACCTCTAGGCTGAGGTGGATTTGAGATATTCTGCTGCTTTAATAAGTGTATTAGGATTATCTTTCATAAAACCTAAAGCAATGTTGCAGGAATTACACAGCAATCCTCTAACTTTGTTTGTTGAATGACAGTGGTCTATTACTAAACTACAATCAGTCTCACATATTTTACATTTGCTTTGTTGTTGCTGTTCTAAAGATTCAAATTCTTCAGGAGTTAAATCGTATTTCTCTGTTCTAATCTTGCTTCTATTTTTAAGCTTCCATGCTTTACGATATTCAGCAAATTTTTCTGCATTTTGTTTTCTATAGTTTTCAAAATACTCTTTGTTTTCTTCTCTATATTTTTTATTTTGTAACTTCTTTTTTTCTTTATTACTTGGCATAAGAGATCCCTTCTTATAGGTGCATG